CTTGACGGTGTCAAGTCAGCGACGACCCCTGACAGGAAGAAGAAGGCTAAGCCAGAGAGCGAGGCGTCGAAGGAGCGAACAGCTGCCATCAAGGCCCTGATTAAAGATTTGGGCTGCGAAGATGCGGAATGGTTCACTCCGGAGAACACTCGTGCAACTATTTTCTCATCCATGAAGGCGCACGCCAAGCTCACAACGATTGACTCGCCTCCGGCCACGGCCGAAGACTGGGAAAACGCTTTGGCTGAGGGGTGCAAGGACTTTGACACATCACCAATTGAGTCGCATGCGCAGCAGGGTTTTGAAGGGTGGTATAAGCTAGCCGCCACTTTGGCTGACACGTCGTCGGGCGTTTCCGCTCGTTTTCGCCGTCAGTCGAAGAAGGCTTGGGCTTCAGACCCTGAGCTGCTGGCTGCCTTGCTAGACTTGGTGCAGTGTCGCCTCATTTTGATGCTCATCCATGCCAAGGATGTTGCGGCGTACACGCCGGAGACTGTTGTGATGTCTGGTTTGAAAGATGTCTTGCTGCTGTCCGTTAAACAGGAGCCTCACGCCCCGAAGAAGGTCAAGGAGGGCAGATTCAGGATGATCTGGATCAGTTCCCTCGTTGATTGCTTCGTGCAGAAGCTCCTGCATAAGGCTTTGAATGCGCGAGACATAGATCATTACCAGGCTGGAAACCGGTTTCACTCCGCCGCAGGGATGGGACATCACGACGAGGGAGTCGCGCAGCTTTGCTCTGCTATCGACGCGGTTTTCGGGAATGATGAGTGTTTGCTAACATGTGATGCTTCAATGTGGGATTTCACAATGGATAAACAAGCGCACATCAATCACGCAAAGCGCAGATGCCTATCGTGCACAGACCCTGCCGTCAAAGATTTGATAATGACCTTGGCGCACTTGAATTATAAGCACGTTTGTGAGAACAAGGGTGAAATCTGGCGCTGCAACAAGGAGGGCGTCAATACTTCGGGCCAAAGCTCGACAACAGCTGACAACACGTTCACTCGCCATAGCCAGGCTAAAGCAAGCGGCGCTAAGAAGTTCATCGGTAACGGGGACGATATGATCGCAGACCCAGGGTTCAACCCGGAGTTAGCTGCGAGATTTGGGACCAAGAGCCGTGACGTTGAAATCAACAGCTCGAAGGTGGTGCCTTTTACTTCGCACCACTTCGATCGAGATGCCAAGACGGCTTCTTACGACCGCCCTGTTAAGCTGGCTTGGAATTTGTTGGCTAATTGCTCGAGCAATGACTTCGGCTTGAGGGTTGATGCGATGCTCTGTGTTGTTCGCAACACTCCCGGTGCGCTAGAGAAATTCAAGAAGCATTTGGGCAAGCATTCACAAGGCTCTGGCACTTGTAACAAAGACTTGCTCTGGGCCATTTAATAGCAGCAGGTGTGTTAATGTTCTGTTAATGTGCTGGCGGGATGGCGTCCGCCCTACTGTAGCCGCGAAATTTAACGAATCAAATTTCTCTCCGCGTGTTATGACACGCGTTCTTTTCTGTTGTGGTGAATCAGAACTGCACATAACAGTTACAAATGACTCAGACGGTTCGGAGACGCTGGGGCCCGAGGAATGCCAAGGGCTTGAGCGACTCTGTGTTAACTGTTGGGATCAAGCAAGGCAGTGG